TAAATGCGCCGACGGCCGAGTAATTCGACATGATGCGTTTAAGGATAACGATGGACTCGTCGTTCCACTTGTTTGGAATCACAAACATGACGGTCCTGGTAATGTACTTGGTCATGCGTTACTTGAGAATCGTGAGAACGGTGTATACGCATATTGTACATTTAATGATACAGATACAGCTAAAACTGCAAAAGAATTGGTACAGCATGGAGATGTCACATCTTTATCAATTTATGCTAACCAGCTATTTCAGAAAGGTGCTGACGTAATTCATGGAGCAATTCGAGAAGTAAGTCTCGTTATCGCAGGAGCTAATCCTGGAGCTGTAATTGAAAATGTATTAGAACATTCTGGAATCGATGGCGGAGATTCAGCTGTTATCTTTACAGGTGAAGGAATTTTCTTATCACATTCTGATGATCTAAAGGACGATGATGAATCTTTAGACGAAGATGATAAGAAAAAGAAGAAAAATGAAGATGACACTGATCCAGATGATGCCAAAACTTCTAATGATGAAGACGACAACGAAGACGACGACACCAATGATGAGAAGCTTAAGCATTCTGATGAGGAAGAGACAGTTGAAGATGTATTCAACACATTAACTGACAAACAGAAGAAAGTTGTTTATGCAATTATTGGTCAGGCACTTGGCGGAAAAGATGATGATGAGTCCAAAGATAAGGAAATCAAACATTCCGATGATACAAAAGAGACATCAGGTGATGATGAAACTGTCGAGGACGTATTCAACACTTTAACTGATAAACAGAAGAAAGTTGTTTATGCAATTATTGGTCAGGTTGTAAAAGATGCAAAAAACAGCACTGGCAAGAAGAACGATGATTCTAAAGGAGGAAATGAAATGAAACATAATGTATTTGATGATCAGAATACACCAGAGGTTACATTATCTCACGCTGATGTTGGTGAGATTATTGGAGACGCTAAGCGTTTCGGATCTCTTAAGGAGAGCGTACTTGCACACGCTCAGGATTATGGTATCGAGAATATCGATGTATTATTCCCAGATGCTAAGTCAATTGATAACGAGCCATCATTCATCAAGAGACAGGATGATTGGGTTACAGACGTAATCGGTAAGACACATCACACACCATTCAGTAGAGTTAAGTCTATCTTCGCTGATATTACAGAGGATGAGGCCAGAGCTAAGGGTTACATCAAGGGCAAGCTTAAGAAGGAAGAGGTATTCTCTTTACTTAAGAGAATCACTACACCTACAACTATCTACAAGAAGCAGAAGATGGATAGAGATGATATTGTTGACATTACAGAGTTCGATGTTGTTGCTTGGTTAAAGAAGGAAATGAGAATGATGCTCAACGAGGAAATCGCTAGAGCAATTCTTGTTGGAGATGGTCGTCTTAATTCAGACAACGATAAGATCAACGAGCTTAACGTTCGTCCTGTTTGGACAGATGCTGATTTATATACAATTAAGCAGGCAATTACAGTACAGTCAAACGCTACAGATGATGATAAGGCTAAGGCATTTATCAGAGCTGCAGTTAAGTCTAGAAAGAACTATAAGGGATCTGGAAATCCAGTTCTTTACACTACAGAGGACATGCTTACAGATATGATCCTTCTTGAGGACACAACAGGACGTAAGCTCTACGCTTCAGAGACTGAGCTTGCTGCTGCACTTAGAGTATCTAAGATTGTTACAGTTCCAGTAATGGAAGGTCTTACAAGACAGGGTGATGACGGAAAGACATATTCACTCGGTGGAATTATTGTTAACCTTGCCGACTATAACGTAGGAGCCGATAAGGGTGGAGAGCTTAACATGTTCGATGATTTCGATATCGACTACAATCAGCAGAAGTACCTCATCGAGACACGTATCTCTGGTGCGCTTGTTAAGCCTTATTCTGCAATTGCGCTTGAGTTTGTAGCAGCGTAATAAAAAATCAAAATGGGTGTAAAAAATCGTAGGCCGTTTAAGGGTCTTTTTTTTTATGCCCATTTCTAGGAGTTAAAAGAGATGGCAAAATTTTATGGCGTTATAGGATTCGTAAAAACAGAAGAGACAAAACCTGGTCATTATAAAGAAATAATTACTGAACTACCATATTACGGTGACGAACAGAAAGTTAATTATAGATGGCAATCGCGCGGCGAATCTACTAATGATGACATTGTTATAAATAACGAAATAAGCATCGTAGCTGATGATTTTGCCAATAAGAATCTTGGACACATGAGATATGTGGAATGGCGAGGAGTCAAGTGGACTATCACAGCTGCTACCCCAGCATATCCGCGTATAGTTTTGAACATCGGAGGAATATACAATGGCAAATAGACCAGATCTATATGATGTATTCACAGAAATACTAGGAAATAAAAATGTATATTTTAATCCTCCAATATCTATAAAAATGTCGTATCCATGTATTCGATGCATATTGGCTGGAAAAAATGTCAAGAATGCAAACGACTCAAAGTATCAAAAACATAATCGATACACAGTAACGATCATTGATTATGACTCAGATAGCGAAATACCTGATCGATTAGAGGAGTTGCCATACTGCACACTTGATCGAACATTTTGCGCCGATGGGTTAAATCATTTCGTATATACACTATATTATTAAGGAGGAACAAAAACTATGTCTAAATTAGTTTGGGATCAGAGCGGGCAGAAGCTTTACGAGACTGGTGTCCGTATGGGTGTTCTGTACCCACAGGTTTCTGGCGCATATCCAAAGGGTGTAGCTTGGAACGGTCTTACTGCTGTTACAGAAAGTCCTTCTGGAGCTGAAGAGACTGCCCTTTACGCAGATGACACAAAGTATCTTAGCTTACGTTCAAAGGAAGAGCTTGGAGCAACAATCGAGGCTTATACATATCCAGATGAGTGGGCAGCTTGTGATGGCTCTGCTGATCTGGCTCCAGGTGTTACACTTGGACAGCAGAAGAGACAGTCATTCGGTCTTTGCTATAGAACTGTACTTGGCAATGATGAGGATAAGGATGCTTATGGATATAAGCTTCACATTTTATATGGAGGTTCAGCTTCTCCATCTGAGAAGAATTATCAGTCTGTTAATGATTCTCCAGAAGCAATTACATTCTCTTGGGAGATTAGTACTGTTCCAGTAACAGTTGAAGGATTCGAGCCAACTGCTCTTATCACAATCGACTCTACAAGAGTAAATAAGACTCAGTTAGAGGCACTAGAGAAGATTCTTTATGGTGATACTGACACAGAGGCTAGATTACCTCTTCCAGATGAAATCGCTGAGATCTTCAAGGAGACACCAGCAGGACCTTAATAAGGGCATTTAAAGTATACATCACGATACTTTGAGGGTTATGTAATTAAAACATAGCCCTCTTTTTTTATTAAAGATTATTTTTCTTATATTGAAAGGAGAACGACAGAAATGTTAAAGAAGACAATGACTTACACAGATTACAACGGAACAGAGAGAACAGAGGACTTTTACTTCAACCTCACAAAGGCTGAGCTCATGGAGATGGAGCTTACAACTGTAGGCGGACTTGAGAACATGATCAATAACATCGTTGCAGCTCAGGATACACCAAGTATTATTGCGACTTTTAAGAAGATCATTCTTAAGGCATATGGTAAGAAGTCTGCTGATGGTAGAAGATTTGAGAAGTCGGAAGAGATTACAAAAGAGTTTGAGCAGACAGAGGCATACTCTGATTTATTCATGACACTTGCTACAGATGATAAGGCAGCTGCTGAGTTCATCAACGGAATTGTACCACAGGATGTAGCACCAAAGAACAACCCTAATCCAATTCCACCACAGTATAAGTAGGATTAATACAGGAGGGACTAATAATGCCTAAGGAAATTCACATTCCGTTCAATCAGCTATTTAACGAAGCAGATCAAACATTTATTGATGTGTTTCCAGTGACTTTGAAGCTAGAGCATTCATTAGTTTCACTTTCAAAATGGGAGTCTATTTGGCAGAAACCGTTCATTTCAAAAGATGAGAGGACTGTTGAAGAGACTCTCAGTTATATAGAGTGTATGACAATGAATACGAAAAAAGTAGATCCGAACGCGTATAAATGTCTTACACCAACAGACATCGATGAAATTATTAAATATATAGAATCGCCAATGACAGCTACAACTTTTAACAAAGATAAAGATAAACCTAGCAAAGAAATTGTCACTAGTGAACTTATATACTATTGGATGATTGCATTTAACATACCATCTGAGTATGAAAAATGGCATCTAAACCGACTATTAACTCTTATTAAAATTTGTGGAATAAAGAATGAAGATCCAAAGAAAATGAGTAAGGGTGAAATAATGAATAGAAATAGAACACTGAATGAAGCTCGTAGAAAAGCAATGCATTCTAAAGGATAGGAGGTGCATAAGATGAGCGAATTTGAAACAGACGTAATGTATGAAGAGTCCTTGGATGAGAATCATACAGAACAGGCTGTCGTTGAAGAACTGACAGAAGAATCTGTAAATGAGGACTATGTTGAAATTGAAAAAACTAATGAACTAGTGTCAATCGACACTGATTTAGTAGCATTGGCATATGAAGTTAAGAGCGGACAGTACGGAACTGGAGAACTCCTGAGAAGCTCATTAACAAATCTTGGTGTTGACTATGATGCCGTAATGGCCATTGTTGCCACACTATAATATTTGGAGGATTTACCGTGATTTCTTTTGCGAGAACTACTGACTTTAAGAAAGCTGACAGCTTTTTTGAGAAACTTCTTGAGAAAGCAAACTTCGGTGAATTAGACAAATACGGCAGGATGGGTGTCAAAGCCCTTTCTGACGCTACTCCTGTGGATACTGGTTTATTAGCTGATTCATGGGATTACGAAATTACAAGAGAAAATGGCATAACAAGATTAACCTGGACCAACGATGATATCGAAGGCGGTTACAATGTGGCCATCCTACTGCAATACGGGCACGGGACTAAAGACGGCGGATATGTTGAGGGCATTGACTTTATTAATCCAGCGCTTCGTCCCGTGTTTGAAGAAATAGCAGAAGGCGCTTGGAAGGAGGTCACTAATCTATGAGTTCTACGACAGTTGATACAAGAGTTGTTGAAATGCAATTTAACAACCGCAACTTCGAAGAAAATGTCAAAGAGAGTATGAATACTCTAGATAAGTTGCGTAAGAGCTTAAAAGAGACGGAATCGTCCAAAAGTTTAGAAGGCCTTGGGAAGGCCGTAGACACAGCGTCGCTCGACAAAATTTGTAAGTCGCTTGACGCCATTCAAAGTAGATTCTCAACAATGGGTATTGTTGGAATGACTGTTGTTCAGAATCTAACAAATTCTGCGATGGCATCAATCAATAAAGTTATGCAGCAGGTAAAAGGCTTCGTTGTTACAGGAGGTATCAACAGAGCCATGAATATCGAGAAAGCCAAGTTCTCGTTAAACGGTCTTGGTATTGAATGGGATAAAGTATCTAAAGCAATCAATTATGCTGTTAGTCAGACTGCATATGGTCTGGATCAAGCAGCAAAAGCATCATCGACATTAGCCGCATCAGGAGTTTCATATACCGATAATCTTACAGAATCTCTTAAAAAGATGGGCTATGTTACTGATAACACAGAAGCCGAATTGAGCAGCATGGGCGTTGCGCTGAAGGCTATATCAGGTGTTGCTGCACAGACAAATAGCGACTATGACAGCATCGCAAATATCTTTGGTACAGTAGCTGGTCAGGGTAAGCTTATGACTATGCAACTTAGGCAGTTGGAGACTAGAGGTCTTAATGCTGCAGCTAAGATTGGCGAAGTAATGGGCAAGTCCGAGTCAGAAATTCGAGACATGGTTACAAAAGGACAAATCGATTTTGCGACCTTCTCGCAGGCAATGTTCGCTAATTTTGCAGATCATGCATCTGACGCTAATAAGACACTTGATGGTGTATACGCTAATACAAGAGCAGCATTTGCGAAAATCGGAGCCGAATTCTTATCACCTATAATTCAAAATGAGGGCCCTTTAGTAAATTTACTAAACTCAATTCAGCAAAGAGTCAACGCATTCAAAAAATCTATAAGTGGCAGTGGTAAGTTTATTGATTTAGCATCGAAACGAGCTATAGACGCTATCCAAGCTGTTCAGAATGTCATTGATAAAATTGACATTGAGAACACAATTCCAAAAATTGGAGATCGAATAAATCAGTTTGGAAAAGAATTATTTGGAAATCCAAATATTATTAATGACGGAAATCAGTGGACCGCAATAGTAAGAGAACTTGGTGACAATTATAAGACACTTGAAAACGAAATAAAAGAAGTTGCTAGAGAACATGGTGTTGATATCGATGAAATGGTTTCTAAGTGGGGAAGCTTTTCTGCAACATTAAAAGAAGGTTGGCTGACAAGTGATATTTTTAGCGAGGCATTAGAACGCATCACATCAAAGATCACGAAAGTTACAGATACAACTGAAGAGGCTGCTGAAACAATGCAAGATCTTGATGCAGTAGTCAAAGCAGTGATGAGCGGAGAATTCGGAACTGGAGCAGAAAGATGGGCTAAGTTAACTGAAGCAGGGTATAATTGGGCTGAGGTTCAGAATGCTGTAAATAAAGAGTTGGGCTGCACAGTTGAACACGCTGTGGAATTGTCAGATGCTGAACTGAAAGCAGCGGGATATACTGATGACGAAATAAAGAAACTTAAAGCACTTGCAGAAGCAGCCAAAGAATCTGGAACCAGTTTCGGAAACCTTGCTCAAGCAATGGCACGTCCAAGCGCTGCCACGCTGATGATCAGATCGGTTCAGAATAGTCTTAAAGCGTTAAAACGCGTCGTAGAATCTGTTAAAACCGCATATACTGAGATGTTTAATCCAAACTATGGGGAAATCATATATACGATATGCGAATCAATAGAGCAGTTTACAAGTTGGTTGATATTAGGTGATGAAGAAGCAGCCAAGCTCACCACAACGTTCAAAGGATTGTTCGCAATTATTGATCTTATTAGATTAGTAACAGGTGGGGCTCTCCGATTTGCAATACAAGTGTTATCTAAGGTTCTTGATAAGTTAGGTCTTGGTGTACTTGACGTCACATCTAATATAGCAGAACTAATACTACAATTTAGAGATTGGGTATATGAACAAGAATTTCTTGAGAAAGCAGCCAATGCAGTAGCCGATGTGATAATGAAGATTGTTGAGTGTATGCAATCCCTATACGAAAAAGCGGCAAGCTCTGGATTACTTTCAGCGGCTTGGGCGGCAATTCAAAATGCGGCTAAATTGATGTGGAATATCGTTGGTCCAATTCTTGAACTATTCATAGGTGGAATAGTAAGTCTGTTAGACACAATATCTGGAATGGATCATGTTTCATTTGATGACTTCACACAGATATTTATAGACGCAAAAAATAAAGTGGTTGATAATGTAAAAGAAATAATACAAAGAAA